GTACGGCTGCGCAGTTTTCTGCAACTTTGTCTGCGTCGCTCGGCGGGTAATCGCCAGCCGCCGCGAACGGGTTGGCCATGGCCGCACTTTTGTTTGTGGGTGCAGGAGACACGTTGTTCTCTTGTATATACGTTTGTAGCACCGACCTTATTTTATCTACAGAGTATTGCTTGCCCTGCTTGATGAGCTTGACCTCGATTGGCGTATCGTACTTACGGTTGTGTAACCCGACGGGGCGCAGAACTCTGGCACTGTCACAGTCCACGGCGCTGTCGACCATCATAGATAGATGTGTCGTGACGTCTCGCTTCATCGCCGCCAGTTCGTCCCATGTACCTTCGTCGATGTCTTCGTCAAAGTGGTAGTACCCGTGATACCCACCGCCACTATCTACGATAGTCGGTGTCAGCTTCAGCGCTCGTGATAGTTTCACGATGTCGTCCAGCGCTTCTTTCTTACTCTGGTAGTGCTTATCTTTTCCCGGCTTTACGTCGTAGTCGTCGTAGAGTGCCCGGGCGGCAACGACGTTACCTTGCTTACGCACGACCATCTTAGGTTTGCCAAACTTATCCAGTTTGCCGTTGCCCTCGTTATCAAGCTCTTGGTACTCAGGGCCGAAACGATGAACAGCAAAATATACTGTCGTGCCAGCAGCATCAAGTTTTTCGGCAGTCTCTGCGGCAGTTTCTATGTCATCGAAATATTTATGGTCCCACCACGTACCACCGTGCGACGCTGTCTTGGGTAAGCCTAAAACGACATTACCTGACGTCGGCAAAACCCACCTCAGAAAATCTAATGTGTTCATCTCGTACCTATCTGTTTACATGTTAACGGAACGCAGTCGGGGCGAACCCCGACCGCATGGGATAGGTACTTTTAGTCGTCGAAGTCTAAGTCATCTAAGGCTGCGTCGATGTCATTGTAATCATCAACTGACTTAGTTTCGACCTTCGGCTCTGGCGCTGGCGCTGGCTCGTCGACTTGAACCTGTGCTTTGGGTGCGGCCACGACTTCTTTCTCAGCTTCTTGTAGCTTTGGAGACTTCTTAATAGGCGCTGGCGCTTCTGACTGACGTTCGGCGTTTGATGTTGTGCCACCAGCCACTCCAGTTATCTCTTCGATTGTGTCTTTCTCGTTCGCCTCTACTGCGTCTACCTCAGCCATCTCTTCGGCTGTCACGAAGCGCTCGGCTTTAAACTTGAGCGCGAAGTTTGCATCAGTATCAAAACCAATACGGGTAACGACGTGTTGTGGTGAGACACCGCGTTTAGCCAAGACTTTACCGTACTCGTTCAAGAATTTAAGAGAACCCGCTGGTACACGTAGCAACATCGGATCGTTGAGCTGGTCAACAGCGGCAACTGCAAGTCGCATACTATCTCCACAAGCTTTGCGCTTCTGACCGTTGTGCGTAGAAGAACCCCAGATATTCTGTGGGCAAGCCGCACAAGATTTACATTGTGGGTTTTCTGCATCAGCCGCAGGGCGAAGGCCGTCGTTGCTGTAGCAATCTGGAGCGCTACTATCGCCCTCGGTGTAGGCCGTTGCATAATATACTTTGGAGCGGTTTGGGTTTACCGCCACAATTACGCACTCCAATGACGGCACGGGATCACCGTGTTCGTTCGTCACAAGTTCTTTCTCACCGCCACGGGTGATATGAAAGTTTTTACCTTTGAGTGATATGACAGGAAAGCCACCTTCACCCGACGCGTTAGCGAATACGTTTGCTACTTTTACCGCGCCCTGTAAGTGGGCGGGCAGCTTTGAATTTAAATTTACCAATTCGTTCATGGTTTGCTCCTATTTACGTCTAAAGTTTACGACTTGCGTCGCTGATGTGTTTACGCCGGGAACGTTGTCCCCGTTGATTTCTTGGTGCTGCTGGTGCGCAGTCTTATTCACGCGGTTCTCAACAAGTTCCCACGCGTCATTCTCTTTGACGTAGCCCCAGAAAGCATCTGGGTCAGCTACCGTCGCCGTCGAACGTGTTGACATGTAAGCAGTTCCAACGTCGCGAGCGGACACGCTGTCGATGTCACGTTCGTTCATACGTCGAAGGAACTCTACTTCGATCTTGTCTTGCTTGAGCTTGTCGCCGCTGTCATCTTGTGAGTACGCCGCTTTGCGTTGCGCCCTGCGATCACGCAGTCCCACAAATACTTTTATTAGGTGGCCGTCAGCCAATTCGCATATTTTCGCCATTATCTCTCTCCTTTTTGGCAGTTAACCATTGGTCAATGTCAGCTTCGTCCCAACGCAAGACCTTCTGCGAGACCCTTATCGGTTGGGGGAAACTGTTTTCTCTTCGTCGTAACGCAGGGAGCGCTGCTTTAGTGATCCCTAGCTTTTCCGACACTTCTTCCGGTTTTAGTAAGTTCATTGTAGATACCTTTATATGTGTACACCTGTCAACACGTTAGTTCATATAGGTGCATTGGTCAAGCGATCAACAGTTCGCGATGCGCTTTTACTTCATCCAGAAGTGCGCCTTGCATCTTCTGTTTGTTGCGGAGCCGAGCATAGATGCGCTTTTCCACGGGGGTGCCTTCGAGACAGATGATAAAATTGTTCATCTTCTGGCCGGGGCGGTTGATGCGTCCGTTAGCTTGTTCGAACGTCTCGTTGCTAGTTATGCAGCTGTACCAAACGATTGTACTGGCTGCGGTGAGTGTTAGGCCGTGGCTCATTGCGGCTGGTTGTGCCACCAGAACCTTTGGGTCTTTGGCTTTCTGGAACGCGGCAAAGATACGGTCGCGCTCGTCTTTCTTTACTCCTCCGTGGATGATCTCGACGGTGAAGTCCTTACTTAGCTCCTTGGCTACCATGTTCACTGAGGACACGTATGGTACAAACACAATGACTTTGCCTTGCGCGGAGTGACATATTGATCGGGTCTCCTCGACGCGTGGCGTCGCTGGGATAGTAACCTCGGTGCCATCGGTGGCATAAACTACACCACATGCAATCTGCACGAGCTTACCCATCTTGACTGCCTCGTTGACAGCGGTGATGTCGCCCTCGTCTGCTTGAATACGCAGCTTGGCTACCATTTCTTTGTACGCCTTGCCCTGATCTTTAGTCAAAGCGACAGCACGGGTCTCGTACATAAGTGGTGGTAAGTCTAGGCACTCGTCGCGAGTGAAGCGCACGGAAGGTTGCATAACTTCGCGCACTGTCTCGGTGGCACCTTTCTTAGCGATCCACTGAAACTGAGATAGCTGTTTCATTACCTGTGCCTTAAAACGATTAAAGTATGGTGGGACTGCATCAGGTACGATTAGGCGGCATTGCGCCCACGCGTCTGTGGGAGCGTTTGGTGTCGGTGTTCCTGACATACCCCAACATGCACGGGGTGCTTTGTGCTTATTGACGACGGTGTTGATCTTGCGCCAACGTGTAGTGCTTGCGTTACGGGCGCACTGTGCAATCTCGTCAACGATCACGAGGTCGATGTCGGTACGATCTTTAAGGTGCGGCTCGATGATGCCAACACCGTCATGGTTAATGATATAAACATCGAAGTCTTCTTTAAGTAACTTGATGCGTTTGTCTTTGGCTCCATGCAGAACTGTGTATGTGAGGTGGGGAAAGTGCTGAAAGATTTCGTCAGCCCACGTCCGTTCCAAAGTAGACAGCGGCGAGATCACCAATGCTTTGTTCATCTGTCCGATGCCGCGTAGGTAATCATATGCCCATAACGATGCGAGTGATTTACCTGTACCTAATTCACTGAGGTTAAACGCACGTTTGTTCATGGACAGAAACGCGGCAGCTTCGCGCTGCGCGTGAAATGGTTTAAATCGACCCGGCCATTGATAGTAGGAACGGATCGGAGCAGGAGCATCATAGCCCATGTTGCGCAGGAGAGTGGTCTCTTCTGTACGATGCGGCACAGCCACGAGAGGCTGGCCTTTTACACTGAAACTTTTGGCGCTAGGCACCACGTTCAATATCTTCTCGGGCGACTTACTCTTGAGTATAAGTGCCTTCTTTGTTGGCCATACTAGCATGGTTGGTTTCCTCATCTATCTGTCTGATGCGCTCATCGCAGATGTGTTTAATTTTTTCGTAGTCTAGGCGGCGTTCGCCTTTGTCTCGCAGGACGCGCTTAATGATGTCTGCGTCCCAAGGGTTGAGACCGTACTCAAACCATATGTCCCATGGTTGGATACGTCGTTTAGAATAGTCGGAGTGACCGACGTTGTATTCACGAGGGTTCATGTCTTCCCTTTAGTATACATGCTGGGTTTTTTACCGCGCCAACCTTTGTTGGTCTTTGCGCTTACTACTCTAGTGTTCGCCTTGGTATTGCTACCGCCAGCATCCAACGGCACCTTATGGTCTACATGTTTACCGTCGCCTTTCTTAACACGGCCAGCGGCTACGGCCTGACGCCGAGACTTGTTCGTCGCTGCACGTTTTTTCTTTACATCGGCACGGGCGTTGTACTTCGCCTTGGTAGCCAACTCTTTCTTTGAGGATTTAGTCATCAGGTTTCCTTTCAATAGTATCTAAAAGAGACTTTACTTGCTCAACGTCGTCGACCACATGTGCTAACCCGTTAGCACGTTGTATCTCGTCAATTTCACGTTGTTGGTTTGCGGTGACGTTCTTTATTTTACCCGGTGCCTTCGTCTCAAAAGCCATGAACAGACCTTTGTAGCAGACGAGGATGTCAGGACAGCCAACGCGCCCCATACCGTTCGACACTGGCATGTAATACCAAGCACCTATTGATTGAAGGTATTCTTTGACCTTCTTTTTAACTTTACCTTCTGGGGTCATAGCCATGATTAATCGCGCTCCCGCGCCTTAACGTCTAAATAGTCACCATACATACTTATATACGCTTCTAATCTGTGAAGTAACTCGTTTTCTAACAAGGTGGCACTTGGCTGCTTGAACCCGAACCGGACTAGCTCGTCGTTGGTTAGCTGCATTGGGTCAACTGTTTGCTGGTTTGCATCCTGCATATTTTTATTTCCTACATGTTGTCATTTGCCACAAAACTCACACAAGGACTGGCCTACTGGGCACCAGTTCTTGCACAAGCCTGATGGTTTCGGGAGCCACTTGTCGTCTTCATAAGCGGCGGCTACGCGGGATAGACGAGGTAGAAACTCGTTCCATATTTCTGGAAGTTGCTCACGCGTGAACATCTCTTTGTCAAACTTTGAGACTTTTAACCAGATGAACCCAGTCACCACTTTATTGATCCACGGGTACATAGCGAAAGCCAACGCCGCGAATAGTTTAAGTTGATCGTTATCTGGTCGGTGTTTGCCTGTCTTCCAGTCGAGTAAGTACGCAGTGTCAGAGCCAACAACTCCGATGTCTATGATACCTCGTACCCACACATCCTTCGCCATCCATGTAGTCTGACGAAAGTCTTTAGTGAGCGCGACACGTTCTTCAACCACGCGCTTACCTTCGTACGACAGTATCTTTTTAACGTACCGTCCGTACTGCTCCATCTCGGGGGGCAACGGCTTCTTACCATTGGCGAAGTCTTCAAGTGCTTTATGCACCTTGTTGCCCCAAATTGTAGCCTCGGTCTGTTTCTCAACAACTTGCTTTGTGACACGCGTCAGCTGAAATCGCTTCGGGCATGTTTCGAACGCAGTAAGTGCTGAGTAAGACCAAGGTTTCTTTAGTTCCACGGTGGTATTCCTCCTTCAAATATTTCAGTGTCAATAATTTCCCAGAACTCTAGCAGTAGTTCTGCTCTAGTTTCGACGTCTATTCGATCTCCCTTGCGATCATCTCGGTGCTTATCCAAGAACAACAGGCGTCGCTTTGCCCATTCGTGCTCTAAGTTAGAGACCCACTTTAGACGTGAGTGATAATCTGTCTTGCCAAACAACGTCTCCGCTTTGGCCACGGCTCGTGTTGCGCGTTCGCGTCGTTGCTGCTGCACATACCTGCCGTTGATACGACGGTGTATATTCTGCACTTGTTCCCACGCTAAGTCTTCTTTGCTGAAACTGTCGCGTATACCTACAAGGTACTGAACGAAGCCATCGGCGTTAAACGCATATGCTTCAATTAACGGCTTTAAGAACTCGTGCGTCTTTGGCAAAAGAAATATGCTTGGGTCTTTAGCAAAGGTCTGCATGTACTTATCCGTTAGTGTTAGCCATTTTTTAATATTGCTGGGGTTTCGCAGCAAGTAATCAGTTGTTTGTCTTAAATCGGGTTCCATTCCTCATCTCCCATTCCTTTGTGCTTTTGTGGTGTTCCGTAGCTTAAAGGATCAACAGGTGGGGCTTGGTGTGGATCAGACCAATCGCTTGCGCTTCGGCCTTGACAGGAGCCATCTCCGTTAAATTGGTTTCTTAGCATTTTCTCTCCTCTGTACTTGTTTACATGTATATAACATAAGCCGAACATAAATGCACACATTTAAACACATTTCAAGTATTTATTTTGCGTCGCCATATGTGTCAGCTATATCTCCTTCACTCCATGTGATTAACTCAGGCCACCACGTAGGCGGTGTCCTCATTACTTGCTGAACTATGTCTAGCATTATCTCAGCTTCGTCTTCTGGTACGATGTACACTAATTCGTCATGTACCATTAACGCAGGGTTTAGTTTCGTGAGCTTCTGAACTGCCAACGCGTTGTCGGCGATCACACACCGAGCCAAGTGTTGCACGATGTTCTCGTCGATTTTCCCTGCATATATTCTGGCCTTGTTCCGACCATGTCCGTAGACAAACTCTTTACGGTTGTCGTCTTCGTTTATCTCTGTCCGTAAATCTGGATACCGAATCAATCCCTTGGGGGTACGCAGTCCTTCGGGAACTGGCACCACCATACCCCACGGGTCGACTGCGTTGCCCTCCGCGCCTCGCATAATCGTAGGCAATGCGGCGTGGCATGTGCGCCAGCCTTTAGTTATTTCGTAGTATTCGTCACGCCATTTGTCGACGATGTCCCTGCTCTCGTCTTCAGTGATGTCGACGCCGCCCATCAGCTTAGCAACCTTTTGGAACGTGACGTACCCAGCACCAAAGCCAAGACCCAAGTGAGCCACTTTACCTACCTGACGTTGAACTTTTGTCACTTCGTCGTAGTCGATGTCGTAGAGGCGGCTGGCGAAGTCTTTGTATAAATCTGCCTTCTCAGGCTCCGCTTGGTACATCGCCACGCTTGACGGAACCTTCCACAAGAAATGGTTCACACGCAACTCGATGCCTGACAAGTCGGCGACGACAACCTTGTGCCCCGGAGGAGCAATCAACGACCGACGTAGTGCATCCGATGGACGGGGGTTGTAAGGGTTCACGCGTGGTAAATTCTGTGGATTGTAGCCCCAACCAGACCAACGACCTGTCGTGTCAGCCCCATAATACTTGAGTGGGATTGGCACCTTTTTCTCAGGGTGCGCGTTGGATGCGTCCATGAACGCTTGTATGCGTGTTTGTAAAATTGTGGACTTCGCGTCGAGCCGTGCTGCGGCAGCTGTGGCGACGAGTGGGTCGTCGTGTTCCTGCAAAGAAAGGAAGCCTTCGTCTGTCTTTGCCAGAGCCGGAATCTCTTTGCCCGTTGTAGGAGAAACTTTAGTTGGAACGTCGACTTCGATCGTTCGCAGGAACGCTGCGAACTTAGCAGCAGACGACAAAACAGTCAAGGCAGCAGACGCTGCTTCATCGTCATCCATACCGATTTCATAGACGTCCATTTTGCGCGCAGCTTCAATAAGCATCGCCTTCTTGCGTACACCCTCTTCTGTCAACGTGTCTGCAAGTAATGTTGCGTCACTTTTAAACTTGGGTTCTATAAGCATACGGATCGTCATGTCGATGAGCTTGACCTCTTCTCTGCGTGTCTGCGGTATCAGCTTGAGCAACAGCCCATAGCACTGATCGACGTCGGCGGCGTTATATATCCGCATCTCATCTATCTCGTCATCTGAGAAGTCACAGAGGTTCTTTCCCTTGGTGGCGATAAGAGCCGACTGATCTTTGTAGCCCAGCCCATAGTGCGCGACGAGTTTGGCAAGGGACAGCCCAACATCTTTTGCGTGGATAGGTCTCGCCATCGCAAGTGTACAACCCCAAAGCTTTGGCTTTACGCCAAGTCGCCACGATAAGATCATACTATCGAAGCCCGAGAGGTTGTGACCGACGACCCAGTATTGTGACCAGTCCACGTTATTGCAGTAGTCGATGACCGCCTGCTCGCCAAAGACGACGACGGTGGGATCGTTCCCGAACTTAAATGCACAGCTTATGATCTCTGTGTCGGGGTGCATACAATACGCGATGGGTGACATCTTGGTCAGCGAGTGACCAACAGCCCAATATGTTTCTAGGTCAACGGTAGCTATTTTCATTATACAGTCCCTCGTTGGTGTACGGCTAAGAAAGAATACTTTTTGTTGGCGTGCCACCAATCGCCGTTAGTATCGAGCGTAATTTCTTGGTGCTCGTCTGTATTATTCCAATACTCAACACGGTTTGAAAACATCTCCGCGTAAGCCGTTGGTATGACAACGCTATGCTTGTCGTCGCGCAAACATATTTCTAGGTTCATTTTATTTCCTCCATTTCGTCGTGCAACCTTGTAATGATTGCGGCTAACGTTGTTCCAAGTTGATTTCGATCACAGTTAAGAACTGCATCACGAACGTCGTAGTAATTTGGGTTGGCACTGCATGATTGAGGGTGGGTCTTTTGTTGTACCACTTCCATCTGAGCGCTTACCACGTCAGCGGCACCCACTTGGTACTCATTCAAGAACTCCAACAGCGTTGCCTTATCTGTTGGTACTTCGACTTGTTCGAACTTACCCCAAACTTTTGCATCTGCCTGAGTACCTGCCCAACCACCTTCGTTATTGGTATACAGTCTCATTGTTAATCCTCCTCGTTAAAAATATCTTTTGCCATGTTGAATGGTATCTCGATGGTCGTCACTCTGAACTCACACTTGTCGCAATATCGACGCCGCCTAATGGTCGGGAAGCCGAAATTAAGATACAAGCGTGAGTCCGCTGTGTGCATTTTGCACTTACACTCTGGGCATTGACTAACCGACAGAGACATATGGTCTTGGTCTGTTTGCTTGACCACCTTTAGCACCGCTTTCTTGACTGCCGCCAATAGGTTTGACCGGCTTCTGGCGTAGTTTCAAAGTAGGGTTTACCTCCTTATCTAACTTGGCTTGTTTCTGCCACGCGATACGGTAGGCATCTTCGTACTGTTGACGCGTCATAGTCTTACAACCATAAGCTAGATGCTAACCAAGCGACGACGATAGCAATGACGGCTGCCTTGATTAATACTGCGCGTGGCGGGAACGGTGATGTGTCGTCCGCGACGAACTGTTCTAAGCTAACATCTTCTGTGACATCAGCCTTGGCTGCGGCCTCGGCCTCGAACACCTCGCGTGGTGTACCAACCTTGGACATCAGTTTGTAGACGTAGCCGTATGTAACGCCAGTCGCTTTGGACACCTCGATGGGACGCGCTAATGGATTGGCTACAAGGTACGCCCACACTGCGTCGGCCTTGCTCGCTTTCTTTTCTACGGTCTTGCGATACCCGCGCGTTGGCCTCGTCGTCGCCTCCGCAACAGTCCAACCTTTTTGTATACGATTGCGCGCCGTTTGCGGATTGATACCGTTGGCCTTGGCCTTAGATGCAATAGTGTCTTTCATAATAAACCTCCTTGGGGTTATGTTGATGGGTGATTAAGACGAACCGTTAGATGAAACCATGCGGTGCGTAATTGCTGTTGCTGCGAGAGCATCGACGTCGATGTTAAGGTCTTGCACATTGGTAGGACGCTCGACCTTGGCACGAGGTGCTGTCTTGGCGCGATACTTCTGCATGTACTTTTCTGGAACATACATCTCGAACTCAGGCATCTCAGTTATCATGGCGTTGAG